AATCTGCGGCTGGGTACAGAAGACCATGATCTGATCATCTCGGATCTGATTCTGACAGTCTGCGATTACTGTAACCTGGATCCGGATTGCGTACCGGATATTCTGGAACCCTTTGTACGGAAAAAGGCGAGAGGAATAATCGAGTACGAGGCATCTGAAGGCAGCGGATATAATCCAGAGATTGCAAGTATCAAGGAAGGCGATGGAAGCATTACCTGGGCGCAGACGGAGGGAAATACGAAGGCAAGTATCTATGGCCTGTCTGAGAGCGATAAGGCAGGTCTGAGGAGGCACAGGAGGCTGAGAGGATATGCGAAACCCGTATGCAAGAATGTATGACGCTAAAATGGATGTGTACCGATGGACAGACGTTGAAATAGATGGTATCACAAAGCAGGTAAGAGCAGCCGTGGCAACTGGGCGTCCCTGTCGGTACAGTTCTTCGGGCCAGGTATCCACCGGCGCACCAAATCCGGCAATTGTGAACAGCCACAAGCTATTTTGTGGACTGACTGAGGATATTCGGGAAGGAGATCAGCTGCTGATCACTCTGCGAACCGGAAAGACCATTGAAGTTGATCTGGGGGAGTGCCACCCGTATACCTATCAGTGGCAGTGTGAAATAAAGAGAGATGATAATGCATGAGTAGTAGCAATTACCGTAGGAATAAGGCTGCTATTGACCAGTTCCGGAAAGAACTTATGGCGATGGTGGAGGATATCCAGCAGATTGATAAGAAGGTGCTTAACAAGGCTGTAAACGCCGGTGCGGCCTATGCGAAGCGGCGTACGCCTGTAGGAGATCACCCCAACCCAGTAACTTTCATTGTGAATAATGGCCCTGGCGTCAGAAAAGTTGTAAGTTTTAAAGTTAAGAATCCGGGAGTTGGCGGATTCTTGCGAAAAAGCTGGCATAAGCTTCCGACAAAGAAGACAAAAGCAGGCGTGGAGACGGAGCTGGTGAACACCGCAGAGTATTCCACATATTGGAATTACGGCCATCGCATCGTAACGAAAAAAGGCGGTCCAACAAAAGGTTTTGTAAAAGGTACGTTCGTGCTGGAAAAAACCAGGGGATACATCGAGAAGCAGCTGGTGAAGGAGTTCGAGAAAGAAGTAAAGGCGGTGCAGAGCAAGCATGATTGAAAAACTATATAAGAATATCACGGCTGGATTGAAGGCAGTCAGGCCGTGCAAAGTGTACGTTGAAGATGTGCCGCAGAACTTTGCACAGCCGTCTTTCCTGGTTACCTTCTATGAACAGGAGCCTTCCAGAGGTATTAATGGACGACTTAAGAATTCAGTCAGGGTAGACGTATCATACTTTCCGGCGACTGACAGAGAACCTTATGAGGAATGTTGGCTTGTTGGTCAGGATTTGAGCCGGGAATTTATAGTGGCAGATTTCAAAATCAGAAATAGAAACTTAAAGATTGTGGATAGTGTCCTGCATTTCCTTTTCGACGTTGACTACCGGGAATATCAGGAAAACAACAGCACAGCAATGCAGACAATATCACAAAACACAGACATAAAGGAGGAGTAAGCCATGGCAGGAACATGGGAATCCCAGAATAAGGTACTGCCCGGAGCCTATATCAATATCCGGACGAATGAACCGCTGTCTATTACACCGGGGGACCGCGGAACCGTTGTTATCCTGCAGGAAATGAGTGTGGGTACTGACGGCGCTATGTATACAATTACAGCAACGGAGGCGGCATGGCCAGACGGAGCTACGGCCTCGGATAAGAAGCTGGCTGCGGAAGCACTGAAGAAGGCAAAAACCGTATTGGTATATAAACTCAAAGCAAGTCACAAAGCGGCTGACGTCACTGCGGCCCTTGCAGCCCTTAAAACCGTGCAGTTCAATACTCTCTGCTATCCCTATGAAGGAGAGGGCGAGGAGGTCAACAAAACAGCGATTGCGACATGGATCAAGGCCATGAGGGACGATGAGGGGGTGAAGTGTCAGGCGGTGCTCGCGAACCATGTGGCAGACAGCGAGGGGATCATCAATGTTGTTCAGGGCATCATCATGCCAGGAAATCAGGAACTGACGGTAACTGCATGGGTGGCAGGAGCCACAGCCGGTGCCAGTATCACTACGTCAAACACTGGTATGGTTTATGCGGGGGCCATCGACGTTAAACCCCGAATGACAAAATCAGAGATGGAGGCGGCTGTAACTGCGGGTAAGTTTATTTTTAAAGTAGACACAGCCCAGAATGTATCTGTAGTATATGATATCAACTCCCTTACAACGGTTACGGTAGACAAAGGAAAGATGTTCACGAAGAACAGAGTGATTCGGACCGTTGACAATATCGCCAACGATATCACGAAGATCTTTGAAGCGAATTATGTCGGGAAGGTCAATAATAATGATGAAGGCAGATCTCTTCTGAAGGCGTCTCTGGTGGACTATTTTACTACACTTCAGGCGATGGGGGCGGTTCAGAATTTTGTGACTGACGATGTTGCGGTCACAAAGGGAAATGATTCGGATGCTGTTGTAATCGAAGCAGCGGTACAGCCGGTTGACAGCGTAGAGAAGATATATATCACAGTTAATCTGTCGTAAGGAGGATATGACATGGGAAATTACACAAAACTCACTGATCTGGTGACAGGAAGTGAAGGCAGCGCTTTTATCACAATCGATGGCCAGAACCGGTATTTTTTCGAGATATCGAAAGTAGATGCCAGCATCGAATTTAAGGTGCTGGCAAAGCGGCTCCTGGGGCATCGTATGACACAGCATAAGGTGGTAGGCGCAGAGGGAAAAGGAACACTGACTATGTACAACGTAAGCCCCGCCGCGCTTGCTGTTTATCAGCAGTATATCAAAGAGGGCAAGGTTCCGCAGATCAGTATTCAGACCACGAATGAGGATCCTGCATCTACTGTGGGACGCCGGGTAGTTGTTATGAGGAACTGTATTCTGGCAAAGGCGCCGGTGGCCTATCTGGACGATTCCAGCGAAGATCTGAATACTGTAGATACTGATTTTACGTTTGATGATGTGGATGAATTGGAGAGTTATGCCTTTCCGGAGAATATGAGATAAGTCATTTACACTTGCCTCGGGAACTATTATAATTGATGGTAAGAAGGGGGTGGTGAAATGGGATTATTTGATTTTTTGAAGCATAAGGATCTGGCGGTAGTCGTTGATAGTGACGAGTCTTGCTATCAGGAGGCCATGAAGGCGTTAAGGCGCAAGGACTTTAAAGGAGCATATAGGATCATTTGCAAATGGAATGTTGAGAGTGGAAAGCCCAGTTTAGGATTTGATTGGGAAGAGGAGCTTGAACAAGGGCTGAGCGAAGAAACAGAATCCACCATACAGTATTTTTATACGATGAAGGCGGATCCTGAAATGTTGCATAATGCTGTCTACTGCGCTTTAACAGGAGCGCACCCTCACAAAGTATCAAAATGGGCCTGTCCAGATAAAGAAAAACAAAAAGAGGTGTATTTGGAAATTGACTATCTTGAGTCTAGATACATGACTTTGTGCGATATTCAAGGTTTGGTAAGAGACGGATTCGATAAAGTAGCGTTTCTTGCCACATTAGATAATAAAACATGCCCCGTTTGTGGAAACATGGACGGAAAGGTCATTAAAATTAAGGGAAGTGTGATAGGCAAGAATTTGCCTCCGCTGCACCGCGGGTGCCGCTGTACGACAGTTCCGTATTTTGACGATGATGACAAGGAAGGTGAAATAAGGGTCGCCAGAGATCCAAAAACAGGTAAAAATATAGAAGTTCCAGCAAACATGACTTGGAAAAAATGGAAAAAGTTAAACAGTTGAGAGACGCAAAGCTAGCGTCTCTTTTTGATTGAGAGGAGAGCTAAACATGGGAAGCTTAAATGCGTTTTTACATCCGGAGCAAGCGGAAAATAAAGAGGTGATTGTATCTGAACGATTCAAAGAAAATGGAAAACCGGTTCCATTCGTGATCCGCCCAATCACTCAGCAGGAAAATGATGGACTGCTCCGGAAATATACAAAAAAAGATAAAAAAGGGAATGAGTATTTTGATAAAGTATCATATAACCAGAATTTGGTTGCGGCGGCGGTCGTGGAACCTGATCTGGAAAATTCAGAATTACAGAGAGCATATGGCACTTTAGGTGCTGACAAGACTCTTGTAGCCATGCTCTATGTTGGGGAGTTTGCAACACTAATGGAGGCTGTACAGGGATTATCTGGCTTGGATAAGGATATCAACGAAGATATTGACGAGGCAAAAAACTGATAAAGCAGGGTGATGTTGAGATGAATTATACTCACTTTGCCCTGCAGAAACTTCACATTTTGCCAACTGTCTTAGAAGCTATGAGTCAAAAGGAAAAAGCTGTCGTATACGCAAGTATAGATCTTCGAATAGAAGAAGAGAAAAGACTTGCCAGCCAGATGAAATAGGAGGTGGATTATGCCGACATTAAGCGCTATGTTCCGTCTTATGGATGGGTATAGCTCGCAGATTAATAAAATGATGAACAAGACGAATGCCGCGACTGATAAAATGCTTAAAGCATCAAAGGCTGCCGATAAGGTAAATGACTCGGTTACAAAGGCGGGAAATGGATCCGAGGCTGCCTCTCCTAAAATGACAAAGTTTAACAATTCTCTTTCTGATACGGAAAGGAAAGCCAATAAGGCGAACGGCAGTTTAAAAACTTTAATTGGAACAGTGGTCAGTTTGGCGGCTGTGAAGAAAGGTATGGACTTGGTAGACGATTATACCAATGCAGCGGCCAGATTAAGAATGGTTAATGATGACAATCAGACTCCAGCAGAATTGCAGGATAAGGTTTTCGATGCCGCAAACCGGTCACGAGGCAGTTATACAGACATGGCCGGAGCAGTTGCCAAAATGAATCTCCTTGCCGGAGATAGTTTTACATCAAATGACGAAGCTATCGGTTTTACTGAACTTCTGCAAAAATCGTTGAAAGTATCAGGAGCCGGAAC